CGTTTGTATTGTTAAGTAATCTTATCATTTCGTATGTTCCAATATTTGATTTCATTTTGTCGTTTTTTAAATGTGTAATTCAATAGGACAAATATACAATGTATTTCCCAGATTGATACTCTCAAATGCAAAATAATTTACCTTTTAAAACATGTTATAAAACATGTATTCATAACTTGCTGATATTAAAGAAAAAACCCGCAAGACTGGGAATCCTGCGGGCTGAATTACTAACTAATCTCAAACTAAACTTTAAAAACGATATGCGAAGATAATTATTTTTTGAACAAAAACGCAAATAGCGATTTAATTTTATCAAAATATTTCCAAATAAAAAAACCACTTACCAAAACAAGGATGATAATTATGATACAATACACAGAAACATACAGGATTAAATTATCATTACAAATGAAGGCAAATCTGAATGTTTTGAAGCTGAAATATAATATTTGCCCTGCCAAATTCATAAGAACTTCTATTGAAGAGAAACTTAAAAGGGAATTGCCAAAATTAAAAGAATCTAAAAATAAAGTTCATTGTCCATTTTAAAACATGTTTAACAACAGTTTTCTACCGATCAATGATTAGCTTTTGTAACTTTCGAAAAAATTAATGCTATGGACTTAATCATAATTGACGACCAAACAAAATGTAAACTTTGCCACCAGGCAGTTGACCAGGTTAATGAAGATGGGGTATGTTTGGATTGTCTGGAACCAGACCCCTGCGATATTTGTGTGAAGCCGATTTGTAAAAACTGTAAATTTTCGAAATGATGAAATACTACTACCTTTCGGCTATTCATTTAGCGGTGTGCAAATCGGGGACTTCTTACGAGCTAATCACACTCGGACGGACTTCGACCTGCATCGAAGTGGTAAACTCAGAAGAACCGCCCTGTATCCCCTTTAAGGACGAAGAAATTACTGATGTGCAATACAACCGGATTAAACGGTTTGCTGAGGCTCGGATTAAACAATTCAAATTAGTACAATTAACGCAATCAAAGAAAAGCCCTGGTTAATACCGGGGCAATCCTCAATCCTCTCAAAAATGAAAAACAAAACTTAATTCTTTTCGGTCGTGTAACCATGCAGGAAACTGACGGCTAAAATAAATGTAACTCCTATGAATATCATGGCTCAAATTTTAATCCGGTTTGCAGTTCAATCGCCTCAACGGTAGTTTCAGGATTCAGATTTCCGCTGTCATCTTTGGTATTGCTGAATTGATACGCTTTCCATTGTTTCAGGCTCTTCACGTAGATGACTTTCCAACAAAACAGCGGAACAGATACCCGCCCGATCTTCTTTGCTTCCCCTAGTGACCCCGCCCAAACATGGACTGAATCGCATTCAAGGGCTATTTTGCGGGTATTCGCTTCTAATTTTTTCCAACTTCCGGCATTTAAACTGTGCCATTGGGGAGCCATATTATCCATGTAGAAACATTCTTTTTCAATTTGTAAACCCTGACAAAGATTAACCTCACATTCGCACATATGCCCTTTATCATATCCTGACCCGATATAATCCTTAACGATATTGGTCTGTCTAGGTAGTTGCGGGTCGGGGGCAAAAGCATTCACACGCGGCAATTTATCAGAGCATCCGATCCGCGCTTTAGTGTCCCACCAATCAACGACAACAGGGTAATGTTTCACGGTGTCAAAGACGGTCGTGTAGTTCTGATGGACTATCTTTACAGTATTTTGTGTAAGTGCCAGAAAAGGGCTTAAAATAAGAAATAAGAGTAGTAATTTTTTCATTTGAATTGAATATTTACAGGTAATGGTTCTCCGCAATCATTAAAAACGTTATACTTTGGTTTCCGGGTGACCCAGAATAAAAAACGACGTTCTTTTTGAACGATTAACTGAACAGAATTGTTTGTTCCACGTTCCAAGATGTTCAGCGTTGCCCCCGGATCGGTGGTTAGAATCTCCCCCTTGAATCCCCAACAGTCACTTGTATTGTCCGAAACCGGAATACTGTATTTAGTCACGAGCTCGGCCGGAGCAGATATAACCTTAGGCGCTTCTGTCGTTGCTTTTATTTTGGTTGTATCGACCCAATGAGAGGAAACAATTAATGCTGATTCAAGGTTACGAACACGAATATTATTGGCTTTCGTGAGGCTGTCTAATTTACGTGCCCATGCCGTTTGTGAGTTAGCCAGTTCTTTGGCGGTAGTTTCAACCTGAACCTGATTATTCCATTGAATGTTTTTTGCATTCTGAACGGCCTGATCCGAGGTGAACTGAATCGTTACAATCTTACCGGTTAACGCTTGGTTTTGATTGTAAAGGTACTTATTGACCCCCAGAGAAGCCAATAAGAAACCAACAAGTATCCATGTGACAATTCTCATTTTGCGGATGTTGCAGCCGGAGCAACTGCTATTTTTGTGATATAAGTCTGATAATAGTCTTCGATCACAACTTTTGCAGCCTGCAAAGTTATCTTACCTGTGGTCAGCTGAGATAAGGCAAGCCCGGCGAAGTCATTCCAAAACATTTGCTTTGCAGCATCCGAACTGAATTTAAGCTCATTTAACGCGGCTTTTAACTGATCCTGCAAATTGGTAATATTGGCAATATCCTCAGCCTTTTGGAGCTTCAAAAGAATTACCGGGAGCCAGGTATCAATAAAGTTGTGAACCTTATTGATTATTGCGGTATCTGCCGGGTTCTGTAACGCTGTTTCGGCAATAGCAATACCCATATCAGTAACTGGGGAATCCATAACCTTTTTGATCCCCTCAACGATATTGATAGCGATAGGGATTATAACCTTAGCCTCAGCGTCAACTGATCCGAGAGCTGTTGAGATCCAAGCGGGAACGCCCGCTACCCAATGAAAAAACTTTCCTAAAATTGTCATGATTTTTGATTTTTAAGTGAATATTAAGGATTTAAAATTTTTGCTTTATTCCAATACATTTCGCGCTGAATCAGTCTGTTTGTCCCTCCGTTAATACGTTTGGTGATCCGCACGAAATCTTCAATATCTGCCAGCGGGTTTAGCCCGTGAATATTCCAAAACCAACAGGCACTTTGCGTGGCGTATTGTGGAGTTTCCAATAGCTCAGGATTTGAAATAAAATCAACGCCGAAATCATTGCTTATCTGTTGATAGTTCGCCCGGCCTGTAATCTGTATTAATCCCCTTCCTTTGAACTTTATGCCGTCTCCGGGTTCGGTATTTCCTAAATCTGCGCGCCCTTCATACGCCGCCCCGCTTGCAATCTCTTCAAGGTAACGAAATTCCCCTGATTCAACGGCTATCTGAGCCAAAAAACAGTTTTCCCGTTTTGGAGTGTTAATCTCGTAATGGGTGCAACTATCTGTTAGAAACGGCAATATTACATCAACATTGTGAGCGTTCGGCATAATGCCTAATATGAGTTCTTTGGTGATCATTTAATTGTGTCTTTTTGGTTTAAATAATTCTTTGGGTTATCACCCCGGAAACCCTGTTTTTCGTTTTTGTCCCTCAATAAATATAATCCATTAGCAATGGGGTCAAGTGTGTTTCCGACTTTGTAATTAATTTCCATACTGATAAATGCAATAGCAACCATAACTAAAACTGCTATTCCCCCGATGGTTAATTTAGGATTTTCAAATACAAAATCAATCTTTGAAATCCGCTTTTCAACATGATCGATCCGCTTGTCAAGGCAATTTTCAAGATCGCAAACACTTTTCGCACTCGCATAATCCCGGTAATGCTTTTCATCATCAATAATCATGTTATTGACTTTCGTTGTTATTTCATCCACTTTCTTGTCAGTCTTTTCGGCCTGTTTTTTAACTTCGTTGATCTGATTTTGCATGAAATCATGATGTACGTTCATTAATTTTTCAAGATTGTTAAATCCATCTGAAAAAAAACGTTGTATAACTTCGTCGGTCATAGCTTGGTAGATTTAAGGTTTCTGAATTACGGTAGTCTGGTTCGGGTCAATTGTTATTGTTTTTGGCGGTGTTGTCAAAAGGTTTTTCATCAGATAAACCAACGCCGACCCTACTGCTATTTTTGCCACGTTTCGCCAGTCTACTTCAAAATTTCCGGTTGAAAGCAATGGCTCAAGAATTGCATAAGCAGCACCACCGGCGGCCATTATCACACCCTTAATAAGGTCTTGACCATTTAACGAAAGAAAAGAGGAGTATTTCATAGCGTTTAAATTAATTTATGATAAAGTAAATAATAATTTTCCAATAAACAAAATTATGGTAATGTGCTAAAACACTCAGAAAGTGTTTAATTTTCTATTATCTGTTAAGTATTTGAATAACCTAAATCCCCTCTAATCCAAATAATAGTCCCGTCATACCACCAGTGATACAAGGATTTAACAGCGGTTCCAGAAGCCCATCCAGTTTTTAACGTGCTTGTAGAGGATCCTTCTACTGATTGGAATAAAAAAGTAGCACCTGACAAGGATAAGGTATAGTTTGTTACCGAATTTGTTGTTAACTGAAAAAACCCTCTAAAGGAAGTTCACGGCTTCGCTTTGAGGGTTTGTTTAGACTTTTTACGGTCTAATATCTTTATTTGTCACCGTGAATGACGCCACAAATATAATCAATTTTAAATCAATTCAAAGTTTTTTAGGATATATTCTGACCATTGTTTTGCCATTGCTTTGGCTATTCCTGGAAATGTTTTGCTTCGCAGTTTTGCTCTGTCTTTTGAAGGTGGCATTTTCCAAATCCTTTGTTCCCGCCCTTCAACTATATCAGTAGGCTTTAATTTTGGCAATCCTTTCAGCCATAAACAAGTTGATTTGGTTTCTCCATGTCCAAACTGCCAAGGTTGAATTATCTGGTCTGGCTTCCGGTATTTTGTAGACATTATACCGATTGGATTCTCAATAGCGACAAATTTAGTTTTCAAATAAGTGAAAAACTCAAAAAATAATATGCTTTGTTCCTGACTTCCATCTTCTTGTTTCCGTTTAAAATGTCTTGCGCCTGAAACGGCTAAATCCGTGCATGGTGGGAATGCAATAACTAAATCCCATTCAGGTCTGACAAAATCATGCCGTAAAACATTCATAACATTGTCTTGTATGTGCCATTCTGGATGACCACCCGAACACTCTTGTAAGTCACAGCTATACGCCTCATGGCCTAATTTTCTGAACTCAATACAAACTGCCTGTGATTCTTCGCATGCTATTAATATTTTCATAATTCGTTTTTAAAGTTTCCCGAAATTACTCATAATTCAAACACGAATTACAAAACATGTTTTATAACATCTTTTTCGGATTTTCCGCATCTTTCAATTGACTTTTAAACTTTTCCAAATCACCCAAATCAAAAACCAATTCTTTGAATCCCTTAACTTTCTTACCTAATTTATTGGCTTTGAGTTGGTAGAACTTTGTTCGAGATATACCTAAGTGCTTTCTGGCTCCGTCTGCACTTAGTTTATTTATCGGGTGTATTACGTCTTTAATTTGCTCAATTTGTTCAGGCGTGATCTTATCGCAGTCACCCCGATCAACCATTTGTATTAACAAGTTGATTAGCTCACTTAGTAACGCCTTTAAAATTTCTCTTAAAACAGCCATATCGAAAGTATAAAATAGAGCTGATTAGAATAGTGGAACAACAAAGCAATAAAATAGATCGTACGTAAAAAATAGGGATAAGTTTGTAAATATTGTTATTTACAATCACAATAATTGATACCAGTGCCAAATTGTAAATAAACAACCTATGCCACAAACAGAACTTAAATGCTTTTGAAAAGAATAGCCAACAAAACGCGGTAAACAATGAGCATCCGAAAAGCGGCGAAGCATATCCCGAAATAGAAAAGCCTATTAAATACGAAAAGAGGCTTACCATTACAGCTAATGTCGTAACGATAGGCCACCATTTCACTAATTGAATTACCGTTCTCATTATGGGCAAATAGGAGGCGTAGGGTCTGGTGGTGGCGGATCTGTTGGCCCTGGTCCTGGCTTTGGTTTTTCTTCTTCGACAAATAGCCTGTTTTTGTTTTTCATGTTGTTTTTATGTTTAAAAATTAATTTTTATTTTAAAATTGGTTCAATTCAAAAAGCTCACTCAATGTGAAACTTATGGCTTCGCGGGATACACCTCTATTTTGGTGTCTGAAACATCCTCAATATTTGAAATGAACGAAGTTCCGGCCGGTATAAGTTGCCCCCCTATCGGATCACCGTCCTTATCAACGTAAACGATATAGTCGTTTTGTCCTTCAATAATTATCATATCGCAAGAGGTATTAAGTTCAGTTCTGTAATTTTTGCTTCACAGGAGGCTAAAGTAGAGACTATAAAGCATGTTAGACCAACGTCATTAAAATTTGAAACGATGGTAGTGCCTGTCGGAATTTCCATAATTTCAGATTGTTGAACCTTTGTGTAAGGGTTGTAAATGAGTAAAAAACAAGGTGTATTTATAATGGTCATGATAAAAGTTTTAAGATGTGCTAACTAAGATTGTACATGATTTTGAAACGGCTGTATAATAGCCCACAAGACGAACTAAATCAGCGTTTGAGCTTCCACCTGTCGGAATTCCCATGTTTGCGCCCGACATGGTGACAGTGCAATTTGCAGTTGGTGCATTTGCCTGATACCAGTCTGCGAGTGCTTTAAGCAATTTGTCAATATTTGCAGTCGGGAATAATACATTCTGATTACCAACATTAAATATAGTCATGGCCTTCCGAAATACTACTGCATTTGAATCCGAGAAAGAGCAGCTTGACGCATTATAATTTAATCCGCTTGCGGCATTGTCTTGTATTTGTGGAAGCGACCCGCTTAATAACGTTGTATTTACAAGGAATGAAGCAACTGACGATGGAACTACCTTATTTGATAACTGACCAGATAATGCGTTTGCATCAATCCTGAACGTGGAAGATGTCGGGATAGTCCAATTCGACACATCTCCCGTCACACCATTTGCATATAGTCTCACTTCGGTATTTGGAGGTAGAATCCAATTTGTCACCACCCCATAAACCTTTGATTGGGAAAAAATACTGAATACACTAATTGAATTAATATCTCCTTCTAACCATACATTATATTGCCCGGTCGCTGCAAAATTCTTGGTGATGTTCGAATTGCTATTTGTCAATACCTGGCTTGTGGCATCTGAATATTTAATTGTAACAGATTTCCCGGCTGGTAGATTTAGTGTATTTAACACATGACTGGTAAGTACTGACTGATTTGTTTTCCAACAAAGCGGAGTAACTAATGCAGTTGCAGATACATACCCAGAAAATCTACTACCCTTTTTTACTCTGATCCGATATACAACAGAGGCATTTTGTTTACAGGTCGTATCCTGATAGCTTGTTGCCCCTGCAATAGTGGTTCCAATCAATGTTTCAGTACCTCCGTTAGTTGCAGAATATACTTCAAATTGAGCAGTCGAACCCGCATTATTCGTCCAGTTCAACTGACCGAGTATCGTGTCAACTGTAAAACTGGACGTTAATAGCGTAGGTGGACTGAGGTTCACATCTGCCCTTTGTCTCCCCATTATCCCGGTTCTTATACCGGGCAATCCGTTTATGCCGGGCATTTTAAATTTTTGTTAATTGAAAGTCGATCATGTCAGTATCTGCACCCAAAGTAACAGACGTAACTGGATATTCAAATGAAATCCACGCGCCAACCGGATTTGTACCCTTCGCCATTGTATGTTTTCCGCCCGTCCCTTTCTTCAATTCATTTTCTACACTCATAGTATTTTTATTTCAAAGTTAATAAATATTTTACAATTTTGAGTTTGCACATAAATAGTTTATGAAGCTGTATAAATGATACCCCCAGCACGCATGCGCATAATTATTTGGATGATAAGCAAATGAAGATGAAGCAAACGGCATATAAGATTTACGCCCTGATGATGGTTCGTTAGTCTCGACATGAGCAACTGAATCGGCGGTCGGTTGTATTTGATTATTTGCAATGAAGTAAATGTTATTCGTCGTATTTTCGAGTGCTTTTGTCGCTGTATATAAGTCGAACATTTGATCATGTAGCCTTTTCGAGTATCCTAAACCCGTTGTTAGGTCCATGGGCTCAAGAAACGAAATATCCTTGGCATGAGCCTGCCATCCTTCCCACTGCTCTGGATAATACGCTCCAGCTGCATCAATATAAGATATAATGACGATCATGTTCGGATATTCAGCTTTGATTGCGTTGATTAACAATGTAGTATCGGCAACATGATAACCGGGGTAATCGCTAAACCCAAGTTGGATTATGACAATATTCGGAGTGCAAACATTATATGCTGTCACGTCCGTTACAAGTGTTCCTTTGCTGGTCGAGTCAGAAGCTAATCTTACTCCTGAATCGGTCATCGTGCGATATCTTTCAATGTATTTTGCGAGACTGAACTTGACAGTACCTACTGCATCAGGATTATAAAATGCGTTCCCATCTGCAAGTAATTTTTCATATAACCAGCTTCTTGTTGTCCATCCCGATTGACCCTCTGCACAAACAACATAATCAGTAGTTCCGGCTGTAATAGTTCTTTTGTTGCGTGTACCTAAAAGATTTACATTTCTTGCACCGCTCACCTGATTATCTACTTCAAAGTAGTTCTTTATATATTCCCAGGATCCCCAGGACTGATTCGCTCCGGAAGGTGCATTCATGTTTGCTTCCGTTCTCTCTGTTACAGAATCGCCTATCTGTAAAATGTTTATAATCTTCCCCGCACTTGCACTCGCTTTTGTTGAGATATGATTAAAGGTAATCTCCACATCATTAATCAAGTCACCTTTGATCGTATCTGTGATAACTTCTGTATGTATTGTTTCAAGGAAATTTGATTGATTATTTGGATTAACACCCGATTCAGGATGATAATAACGCCTACTTGCAAACGACCTAAATAAGCCTTTACTACTCGCCAAATTAGCGTAAACCTTTGAGCTTAATTTCAATAATCTTTCGACGTATAGGTTTAGTGTAAAGGCTGGATAAGACGTATTCCAAGCACTTAAATCATTACAAGTAGAATAAATGTTTGAGGGAGTGATTGTTGAAATGTTTGTTTTAGTTATTACTCCAATTGCTGACAGTGTAGTTTCAATGCCTATAAGCCGCTGAGTAACGATATCAATATCCTGATTTACAAGTACTGAAAAAGTTAACGGTTGACGATTAGGGACCCGAATGTAAAAGTCGTTGTCAGTAAACATTGTAGTAATTGTCCATGCAAGAACAGTGCCGGTGCCAGAACCTATCGACCTGACAACATTGTAATTTTTGTCGTAAACAATAATCGGAACTGAATCAATAAGGGCAGTATTAATAGTAACACTTCCGGCAAATACCCGAATGTATGTTTTTGACCTGTACCATCCCCAAGATTCAGGAGGGTTTGCCTCTGTCCCGCTTGCGTTATAGTATCCGTTTTCCCAATTCATCACATTACCGGCTGCAATGTCTGATCCCGATACCTTTTTATAATCAGAAATATCGGATGGTTGTAATACTTTACTTCCATCGTATTTTAGTGTTCCGCTTGCGTCGCTTAACTCTTTTATCAGGTTAAAAAACGGAGTTGAATACCTTTTATTTACAATGCTGTAATTATTTAACGGACTGTTATTTATTGCATAATATACTCCGTTTGTTGCGGTGGATGGGAATAGCAATTTTGAGGTATTAATCCAAGCGTAAATAGTGATTATCTTAGCGTTTATGTTAAAAATAAATTGACATTTTTTGATTTCTCCAGCTGTGAATGCTTCGGTAAATTCGTTTACAAAATAATTGGTTCCCAGAACCAGAAGCCCTGTTTTATCAGATAAATATAACCCGAATTTTAAAAATCCATCTGAAGATCGTTTGCCTAAATAAGCTACCGATATTACCCAATTATCACTGATAAATTCAGGGCTTAACACCGCGGATGTCTTATCAAACCAAATGTCAATTACACTATTGATGCCTGCTTTCTCATATTTATTAAAATTCTTTGAAACGGACTGATCAGATAGCCATAATTTCGCATCGTAAATTGATTTGTCCGAAGATAATATTAATCCCTTCCATTCCGCGACATCGTAAACCATAAATGTATTAGGTTGAACGCTTGCAATATTAAATACTGTCGAGGTTATTAATCCGGTAAAATAATATACATCGTTCAAAGCTGGAAAGTCAGGTGGCGCCTGATCTGCAATGCAAAAACCTTTGAAATTATAATCAGGATTGTAATCTTTTACAAATCTTTTAGCTATCGAATATAGATTGGTTCCTTTGTCCCCCGCGTAGGCTGTTGAAGATGTTGAACCAAGTGCCAAACTTCCCGAAATCGGAGCGTAGCCGCCTGATCCATTATATCGATAGGTTAATGATGTATCGAGAGCCTGATAAACAAATTCTTCATTGGTTGGTCCGGCTGCGATAATTGCGGCTAAATTCGCATAAGGTTTGATTATTTCGTTAGTCTTTACTTTTAAAGAAACCTTATCGGCGTTAAACCAATAATCAACCCCTAAGATATTAACTACCTTATATTGAGCGCGTGCGATCATTGGAATGGTTGCCAAAACATCAGCTACGCTTGCATAAGGCTGTCCGTCTTTAAATTTATATTCGTCTAAATCGGGTTTTGATGAATTTAATTTAAATCCTATTTCGAGTGGGATTCCTGCTGACATATTATATAAATTTAAAATTTACGTTGTAATCTGTTTGCGATGTTGGCATTGTGAGAGTCAATACATTGTAATTTTCGGCTACTCCCATATTAGTCATACTTACGACTGTTTTTGTAAATCCACTTAAAATATCGAAACCTCCTTTGTTAATTACACTTATAACCTCGCCCCATATTGCAGGATGAGCGTAACAATATCGCTTAGTGTTTATGTTGTAAATGTATGATTGGTTACTTTTTGCCGTCAATCTTGATTCCATCGCTTTGATGATCGATTCGTCAGGATTAAGATTAGTAACGTAACCGATATACACTAATTTTCTCGCGTCGGTTGGCACTATTGGAATGTCTGGCATTAATCCGATTGCATTACCGCCTGAAACTATTTTCCCGGGCGTTCCGGTTATTACTGAAGCGTCCATGCTATTTTTTAAATATTTTGTTGCGTAAATAATTCCGGTATTCTGTGAAATTTGATTAATTGCCTGATCTGCCGTTAATGTTTCATCCCATGTAAATAACTGACCGCTGGCAGGGTTAATATTAACGTTGTCAATTTTATTATCTTCAAGCAACTTATTCAACAGGTCCAATGTTCCATAAGTGTTCAAGCACACGTCAAAAATGTTCTGATTGTCAACAGCCTTATATTGTAACATTTGTCTGTATTTTTAGTGATCCGTTTGCGTCGTATGATACAGTAGGCCGTGCATTGTAGCCGTCGGATTGAAGGTTTAATTTCATTGACCGGGCTAATTCTTGCTGAATTCCTTTTGCCTTTAAGTATGTCTTAATTCCGACGCCATCCGTAAAGTTTTCTTTCCACCATCCCGGAGCCGAATTGATCGTATCGACAATATGCTGTTCGTCGGATTCCGCTATAAAAACATCGTGATTTGAAATTACAATGTCATTGTCATTTAGTAGTAAATCGGTTCTAACTGTCATATATCTATATATAAACTGTTTATTTTTTCAATAAGTAAATCAGTTGCTATATTTACCGCTTTTGCAGCTATTGCAACTGGCTCTGATGATACATCTCCGATTCCAAGAGCTAACTTTGCAGCATTCAAGGCGTCTATTGCTGTATTATATGATTGTAAAGCTAATGTCACCGCATTTTGCAATAATTCTATTTGTTCGAATATTTTTGATATTTCTGGAAATGCCTCTATTATTAAATAAGGCGCAATTGTCCACTTTTTCTTGATATCGCTAATAGTCATATTTTTTTCTATTCCTATTGTTTGACCTACACTTATTCTCATGATGCTGTTGCTTTACCTGCGATTAAACATTCAATTCCTGGTATTTTACTTCCTGCGGGAAGGTCCGTTAATACTATCGACCTGTTTCCTCCTAATCTGATATTTTCTGATAATATGTTAGCCATATCGCAATTAACTGTAACTGTCGATTTCGTTGTTATTGTTATATTTTCAAGTTCTGAATACTGACAAACAAACGGCTCGACCAATCGGGAATAAATAACTTTGACCGTGGACCCGATAGCAGGCTCAAATAATATCCCATCGTCAACAATAGCCATTAATCGAACGCTGGGTAATTCATACTCAGTGTGGCCATCAATTACCAAACAATCACATGTTCGGGCCGGAATATTAACACTGATTACCTCAGCATTGCAATAATTGACCTGGTCGACATTGTGAGTCCCCGCCAGCCTTCTTATTCCCTCCTCTATATCCCTGTCACTCATGATATCTTATAATGTAATTCTATTGACTGCCTTAATCCATCTACTCCGCCATTATACTCAACACCTTTCACCTTATATAATCCGTTGCGTTCTGGCAATTTAGGATCAATTAATTGCACGTTGTCCCCCATCTTAACAAATTGCAATCCAAATGTAGTGAATTTTCCTTTGAATCCTGAGTAATAATACGGTCTTAAATATCCGATTGCTAAATCTGTTAATACCATGATATTATTGGCTCCTGGAAAGTTTCTCGTTATTCTTGTACCGCCCTCATTTTGTGGAAAATCTTCGCCTTTATTTTTTACTTTAACTATTGGCTTATCGCTTCCGTTTGCCAGCGTGACCAACACCTCTATTCGACTGCACTTGGTTTTTTCGTGTCCGTCTTTTGTTGTTTTCCCCGTTAATTCTTCGATCTTATTCGAGGCTACGACGCTCAACACTAAATCTTCTTTGCGCTGATAATCCAAATCATCCGAAATAATATCATGTTGAAAAGTAAACACGTGCTTATTGGCTTCCGACTCAATATATATAGTCGAACCGCATCTCAATTCATTATCCCTGAACGTACTTTCAAAACCATAATTTTTTCTTAGCCTTCCCATGACTTCACCAACCGATTCGCTTCCTGTTCTAAATTCTCCAAGTGTTGTACTCGTCAGGGCATTGACGGTAAATTGATAGCTTGGGTTCGCCTTGTTGTAATCAGATAAAAGTGTCTTAAGAATGTTTTCGAGCGTTTCGGTAGGCTTAAATGTTCTGGTCAATGCCGGTATTTGTTTTAGCTTCCAGGTATTGTCTTCAAAGTGTAATTCAATCGGTTTTTTCGATGTGACTTTCGAAATAAACCCTTGAAATAAATGAGTACCTTTTGACTTGTTTTCGGTGCCTACGAATATTTCTTTACCTTTGTCAAAGAATTTATAACCCCAGTCCAGAGTAATCGCATCGCCGCGAAGAAATAAAGGATTTGAATTTGAAAACCCGCCAATATTTACGTTGGTTCCGAACAATGAAATTAATTTGTTTCCCGCGTCCCTGACATAAAGATTTTTAGGAATGATTATCTTTCCGTCATTGGTCAGGTCGCGCCACGTATCGGAACATTCCATTTCATGAACAAAATCAAATGAGATTGTTTTGTTTCTTTGCGGAAAGTCCGCTGTCGGGATTTGAACTATTTTAACCTGCGTTACGACTCTGTACATTACATTCCTGTTATTTTCAATTCCTGAGGTGTGTCAGAAATTGCGTTGAGTGAAAATGTTTGATATGAATAACCGCCCTCTTCCTGTTCTAAATTTCGATCTTCAAAAATTACTGAATCTATGTCCATGGTTTGAAGATAAGTCGAAAAAACAGGAATGGCGACGGGCGCCTTAATTAACTTCATCAACTCGGCAACCTGTTCTTCGGGATAGTGTCCGTTTTTACCGGTTATAATTCCCCTGAATGATATTTGAGCATCGCCTTCTCCAATATATTCTTTGACTGTTCCGTTACGTCCTTGTATTTCAGTTTTTACAATGTTCCGTGGAAAAGAAACAGATACTAAAATAGCCTGGAAAGTAATTTTTGGCGTTGTTATTTCTCTGCCTGTTGCGTCGGTATATTTCACCGATCCAAATGTAACCTCAACCCAAACATCTGTTCCAAATTCGGTTTTATGTCCATGAATCGGCATGTCTAAATCGCTCGTTTGATCTATTTGCCCGACATATGGATTATTACCAGGTGCATATTTTCTCGCGTCCTGTTGTAATCCGGTTGCGATAATTCCGGCTGAACGTCCGGCGATCATTCCTATTTGAGTTGCTGAAACTCTCGGTATTACAAACTCTCTTATTGCTGTCATATTAATATCCTGCTAATATTCGTACATCACTTGAAGCTCCTGTAATTATCCCTTCGACTTTTTCTTTAAGGCTTCCCATTCCTTCTTTGATGTTCGTAGTTGAAATTGTAAACCCCTGTATTAAAGGCGCATTATAGGCAATATGAATATTGATTGTTTTTGCGCCCTCGGCTTTGGTTTTTGGCATTGCGGTAGTAGTGTCTTCATCTTTTGCCGTTGGAGCTGGAGCTACTTTTGTTTTGGGGATCAATCCTCCCGCACCTGGGATGATTCCAATGCCACCCATCATTCCGTAACCACCCTGTGCACCCGACCCAATAGTCGAAGCATTTTGATAATCTGCTGATTTATTGTTCCAAATATCGGCGGTCTGATTTGCTGCATCTTTGATAGAATTGACATAGTCATTAAGTCCTTGTTTAAACATTTCGCCCCTATCGATCGGAAGCATAAGGACGCCTAACACCATCTCTCCTAATCCCTTCCATAGACCAATAGCCAAATTTAAAGCCACTTTCATAAAGTCCCATGTCGCCTCCATAGCGTTGGTGAATCCTCCAAAATGTTGAGTTAGTGCATAAATTCCAGCGCCTAAAGCCACGACCGCCATGACTATTAATCCGATAGGGTTTGCATTCATTGCTAAATTTAATGCCCACTGAGCAGATGTTAATACTCCTAATCCCTCAGCTCTCGCCATATCCCAGCCCAACATTAATTCACTTGCAACCGTACTAATTCCTTTCCAGTATATAGCCCGCTTTTCAACCGCAATAATCCCCAACATTACAGCTTTATATCCTACATATAAACCAGCTAAGTATTCTATTTGTGTCCCGTATTCTCTCAGAAATTTAACCACCCCGCCGATATCTTCAGCCATAGACTCCATTGCTGGCATGATTTCTTTAAGTATTCCGGTCGCAAACTCTCCAACCTCTACCTGTGATTTACTCATCAATTTGTTAAATCGCGCCACTGGGTCAGCATTAAACATCGCTTCAGCAACTCCAGCGTAACCCGAATGAGCAATTAAATCAATCATTAACTTTTGAGCTGCAATTAACTTTCCTGATTCCTGCAACTTAGTTATTTTCTGTTTTTCTGCATCGGTGAACATTACGCCATATTTCATCATTTTTTGAAGCCCATCAACCGGATCATTTAACGCTTTGCCGTACATGATAGCTGTTTCGCTTAATCCGTGCCCGACTTGCTTTGCAATGTCCGCAACCATCCCCATCGAGGATTGAAAAATATCTTTTGAAATTGCAGGAAAAGTTAAAAGCTGTGAGGCCATATCCATAATATCCGCACGTCCAGCGTGAATTTTGCCAGATAGTTCTTTGGCGTAACTCTGAACATTATTCAAACTAACGCCCGCTATTTCGTCGGTACTTCTTAAATTCGCCTCAACCTTTGCCGTTGCTTGTTCTAATTCGTGGTATTTCTCAACGCCCTCTTTTACAAATGAGGCAATTTGAAAAGCTCCAAAAGCTAACCCTAACGCCCCTAACGCGGTTTTGACGCCTCCCATCGCACTATTAAGCTGATTGGTTGCGGTTGTTGCTGCATTGACCTGAGGTGTAAGATTACCTCGTAAATTCAGAATATATTCGACCAGTGTACTGCTCATTTGAAATTGACTTGATTAACAGTTTCTAAATAGTATTTTGTTTGTCCCCAAAGCTCGTAAAACAAATCTTCATTGTTCAATATTTTATCCCACTCATCTATACTAAAATTATGGCAGCCCCTTATGAGAGCTGCCATTCTTTTGTGATCTGAACTTGAATTGGTAACCTCGTATTGAACTATTTTTTTTTAAACGAATTCTGAACTGTTTCAATTATCGAAACGCAAGTTCCCACCATTCCAAGTCTGTAACTTTCCCATAACGGGATAGACTCGTATGTTTTCGGGTCTGATTCTTCTTTCAACGTCAAAGTGTCAAGCATTGAATCCGCGGTCGCAAACATTAAGCCCTGTGATGTTTTGTCAAGAACAAAAATCTTTTGGGTATATGAAGGCTCTTTTAAGTATCCTACGATTCGATCATTCGTCTCTGGATCAATTCCGACGTAAACATGAACTTTAGTAACTCCGTATTTCTTCGCTAATTCTGTGGCTTTCGCTTCAAATTCAGCGTTTTCTTTGTCTGCAAGTTGTGTAATTTCCATTATCGAGTAATTTGAGCAATGATTAAAGGTATTTTAACTGTCAATTTTGTATCCCCTTCTTTTGCCGTGAAGGGATCTTCAAGAAACTCGCACGCATTTAAAGTGTCTTTTGTTGCGTCGGCTATTGAATTACCATAAACTACCGAAATAGGAAACCATCCAATTTGTAGAGGGTTACGATTCGGAGCGGCTGCAATTACTTTTTTCCATTCATCCAAATATATTTCAATTGAACCGTCGTATTCTTTGCGACCATAACCACGGCTTACAGGTTCCGCACCTGCTCCGTAGTTATTCGTTTTTGCTTGTTTCCTGTTGTATTCAATTGACGTAATGCCCGAAACCGGAATACCAAAAAGTACAAATGAGATTGAACTCCAGCTATATGCTACGCCATTTATTAAAGGTGTTGCCATAATTTTTTATTTAAAACTAATTGGTATTGAAATGTTACGTGCTATCCCGTTTTCATTCAACAAAATATTGATAACTAAGGTACTCGTAGTTGATACATTTTGTGAAGGATCAATATAAACATCACTTTCAGTAACTTCTCCCAGATCCTGATCACGCGCCATTTGATAAAGTGGCTGTATGGCCTGTGCTTCAAGAAATGC